AGACTTAATTCTGATTGGCTTAGTAGTCAACTTAGTGCAGATGCAGAAGTTAGAAATAGCCTTAGAAAATTAAGAGATAGATCTAGAGAATTAATTAGAAATAATCCATATGCAAAACAGGTAAAGAGAACAACACAATTAAATATTGTTGGAACTGGTATGAAGTTTCAATCTTTAGTTACTCAACAACGAGGTGGTAAAAGAGATGAAAGAAAAAACAAAGAGATAGAAGAAAAGTGGGCAAAATGGACTAAAGCATATAACTGTGATTGTGCTGGTCGTCATAGCTTTCATCAATTTGAGTGGTTATTGGCTGGAGCATTACCTGAAAGTGGAGAAGCATTATTTAGAATTGTTAGACAACCATTTGGAGATTCAAGAGTTCCACTTGCATTACAAATAATCGAAAGTGATCTTTTGGATGAAGAATATAGTGGCGATACATTAGCAAAAGCTAATGAGTGGAGAAATGGAGTGGAAGTTGATCAATGGGGTCGGCCTGTCAGATATTCGATAATGTCACGACACCCTGGAGATGCATATTATTTGACTAACCAAGGAAAGCAAAAGAAAAATCTAATTTTACCCGCAGAAGATATTATTCATTTATTTTTACCAGAAAGACCAGGTCAAAACAGAGGTGTGCCTTGGTTTCATCCTGTAATGGAAGATATGCACCAATTGCAAGGCTACGAAGAAGCAGCCGTAATTCGAGCCAGAGCTGGAGCAAGTATCCAAGGTTTCATTACAAATAACGGTGGAGAACTTATTGGAGATGATGTAGTTGCAAATGAAAGAGTACAAGACTTTCAACCTGGAAGTTTTAGATATCTAGCACCGAATGAAAGCGTTACTGTTCCAGACGTAGATTATCCATCGCAACAATATGAGATGTTTGTAAAAAACAAAATCAGGCGTTTCGCCTCTGGAATTGGGTGTAGCTACGAAACAATATCAAAGGATTTCAGCGAAACGAATTATTCCAGTTCAAGATTAAGTTTGTTAGAAGATAGAGAACATTGGAAGTTTTGTCAGCAATACATTATTGAAAATTTTCATTATCGAGTATTTAAAGAGTGGTTAGGTTTGTCTGTGTTAGTAGGAGATTTAGAGTTACCAGATTATGCAACTAATTCTGATAGATATTGCAAACCAAGATGGACTCCACCTACACAACATTATGTTGATCCGTTAAAAGAAATAAAAGCATATAGAGAAGCTGAACAGGATTATGACGATATTGTTGCAGAAATAGCAAGAGAACAGGAAGTCGCTAAAGGGTTAGGAGTTACATTAGATAAGGATTTAGATCTAGAGGTGGAAATGGGTCAACTTGAACTAGAATTACCACAGCAACCTCCTCAACCAGAAAGATCAAAAACTAGTAAAAGGAGTAAAAAGTAAATGGCAAATGTAAACGGAACAGAAATTAACCTTATGCCTACAGAGGCAATGAGAAGTGCTGCTCGTCAATACAGAAAATGGAAAGAACAAGGCGAGCCAGGTGGAACAGATGATGCAGCAAGAAGAGCTACACAAATATTAAGTGGAAATGAGCTATCCCCTGATACAGTTATTACAATGAATGCATGGTTTGCTCGACATGAAGTCGACAAACAAGGCAAAGGATTTAACTCAGGCGAAGAGGGCTACCCTTCAAAAGGCAGGGTGGCTTGGTCAGCCTGGGGGTCAGATTCTGGTCAGACTTGGGCTAGGTCAAAATCTAATGCAATCAAAAAAGCAAGGGAGCGCACTATGTCTGAACAGACAGAAGAAAGAGCAGCACCAGATGCCTTAAAAACTGGTGACTTTGTTTCTTGGAATTCTAGTGGTGGTACTGCAAGAGGTAAAATCACTAGGATTGTAAGAGATGGATCAATTGACGTACCAGATTCGTCATTTACGATTACAGGTACACCTGACGATCCAGCAGCACTAATTACTTTATATAGAAATGGTGAGGCTACTGACAGAAAAGTTGGACACAAGTTTTCTACACTTACAAAAATTGCTCCAATCAGAATGATTGATGCAACCGATAAGTTTGAAAGAAAAGAAGTTACTGATTTCAAAAATGTGAAATCAAGAACATTTGAGTTTCCTTTTTCATCAGAAGCCCCAGTAAAGAGGGTATTTGGTAACGAAGTGTTAAGCCACGAAGACGGAAGTGCAGATTTAGCACGACTAAATGATGGCGCTCCTTTCCTTTACAATCATGATCCTAATCGTGTTTTAGGAGTAGTTGAATCTGCATATATAGATTCTTCCGATAAGCGTGGATACGCTAAAATTCGCTTCTCTCGCTCTAAATTTGCTTCTGAAGTCTTAGATGACGTTAAAGACGGTATTTATCGTGGAATTTCGTTTGGATATTCAATTGAAAAATTTGAGGAAATGGATGATGGCCTACGAGCAGTATCATGGATTCCGCACGAAGTTAGTCTGGCAACGATTCCAGCGGACAATTCTGTGGGTTTTGGAAGAAGTTTGATAGAACCCTCACAAGGTAATAGTATTAGTATGGAAGATAAGTCTCCTATCGAGGAGATAAATTCTGCGGTTGAACCCGCATCACCCACGGTTCGCACTATGGAAGAATCTACTAAAGAAACTGCGGTGGATACGGCTCCAGCCGTTGAAATCGATGTCAATGCCGAAGTAAAACGTGCTATTGACGAAAATAATGCTCGTACTGCTGAGATCACAACTTTATGTCGTGAGTACAAACAGTATGGAGCAGAAGATATTGCAGATGCATTAATTAGAGGAAATAAATCCGCTAATGAAGCAAAAGCAGCAATCCTCGATCTTGTCAAAAACAAGGCAGAGGTAAATAATACTCCAATTCGTTCTACTGACATGATTGAGCCAAAACAATCCAAAGAATTTCTTGATAAGAAAGAAGTTAAGCAATTCTCTTTCTTAAGAGCTATTAATGCATTAGCTTCTCCTGGAGATAAGCAAGCACAAGAAGCTGCAACATTTGAAAGAGAAGTTTCTGATGAAGCTGCAAAGCGTTATGGTAGACCAGCAAAAGGAATTATTGTTCCTAATGAAGTTTTAAAAAGAGACTTGAATGTTGGTACTGCTGCTGATGGTGGAAACCTAGTTTCCACAGAGCTTCTCAGCGGTTCATTTATAGAAATCTTGAGGAATAAGATGGCTATAATGGAAGCTGGAGTAACCATGTTGACAGGGCTTGAAGGTAATATTTCAATTCCGAAGCAAGACGGTACAACCAGTGCCTATTGGGTAGGTGAAGGCGGTGCGCCAACAGAAGGACAGCAAAGCTTCACACAAATCTCAATGACACCAAAAACAATCGGTGCATTTACAGATTTCACAAGAAGAACTCTTCTACAATCTTCAATTGATATTGAAGCATTTGTAAGAGATGACATTGCTAAGAAGATTGCTCTTGAGCTAGATCGTACAGCTATCTATGGAACAGGTTCTTCTAACCAACCATTAGGTCTTAAAGATACAAGTGGTATTGGCTCTCAGTCATTAACATCATTCGGTACTTTTGCTGAGTACATCGGAATGGAAACAGATGTAGCTGTTGCTAATGCTGAAGGCGGTTCTATGAAGTATCTCATTAATGCTTCTGCTAGAGGTGCTTTGAAGTCAACAGAAAAAGCTTCAAACACAGGTATGTTTGTATTCGACAATAACCAAATCAATGGTTATGACGCTATTGTTTCTAACCAATTAGCTAACAATGACGCAATCTTCGGAGACTTTAGTCAGTTTATCGTTGGTATGTGGTCTGGTTTAGATCTAACAGTTGATCCATATGCTGGTGCAACTGCTGGAACAGTTAGAATCATTGCTTTACAAGATATCGATTACGCTATCCGTCAAGCTGGAGCTTTCTGTTTCGCTACTTAATATGAAAGTAGAACTTATAAGAGGTGTGTTGATAGCTGGAGTCCATAAGGACTCTGGCACAACCATTGATGTAGATCAAGATTTAGCTAGATCGCTTATAGGCAGCGGTAAGGCTGTAATCCCTGTTGTTAAGGCAACAACAAAAGCAAAGCCTAAACCTAAACCTAAAACTGTTGTTAAGGACGATTAACATGGGCTACAACCGAGTCAACTTAGAAAGACTAGATCTATTAACAGGTCTTGGTACTTCTACTAAAACTGCTACTGGTCAAGGTACTGGTATCGATTTAAAAGATTACGAAGGAGATATCCTTTTTATTCTTGATTCTGCTGCTGGTGGTGGATCATCTCCAACATTAGACGTAACTATTGAAGATTCTGCTGACAATTCAACTTTTGCTGCATTGTCTGGAGCAGCGTTTACTCAAGTAACTGGAAGTGCATCATCACAAAAACTATCTATTAGTTCTGATGAATGCAAAAGATATGTAAGAGTTAAGTTCACTATTGGTGGATCATCTCCTACATTTGATCTATCTGTAACAGGATTAGGTCTTAAGAAGTACGGTTAAATTTATTGCCCCTTAACTGGGGCTTTTTTTCATGCCTTTTTTAGAAGATTTAAATACATTTTTTATAGATTTTAAAGACTCTGTTATCTACGACAATGCAGAGTATATAGCTTTTTTGGATCAGCCAGATGAAATGATAGCTGATGGAGTTGTGGTATCAACTGATTATGAATTAACAGGAAAAACAAGTGATTTTGGATTAGTTGAATATGAAGATAAAATAGTTGTTAACGATGAAGACTATACGGTAAGAAGCGTTAGGAAGATTGATGACGGTAGTATGTGTATAGTGTCATTAAGTAAAGAAAGCACTTGATATGGCAACAAAAAGAGAACAGA